TGACTTTTAGAGATAGGTATAAATCTGAATATCTAAAAGAAATAAAACTTGCAAGAATTAGAAATAAACAAGGTTCAGGTAATACTATCAAAGTAAATTTTGGATCATCAACAACTAGAAATGTAACAGATTTATCATAATGGCTTGGTATAACAATATATTTGGAAACAATAAAAAACCCAAAAGACAATTTAAAAGAAGCTATACAGGTGCAAATACAGGTAGATTATTTGCAGATTTTATAACTAGCTCTACTTCTGCTGACGCTGAAATAAAAGATAACATAAGGCTACTAAGAGATAGAAGCCGAGATTTAGCAAGAAACGATCCATTTATTGCAAGGTATCTAAACCTGATGGTATCTAATGTGATCGGAAAAGCAGGGATAAGAGTTAGCTCCAAAGCTAGAAATGACGACCAATCATTAGATATTGGAGCTAACCTCCTCATTGAAAGAGCTTGGAGAGAATGGTCGCAACTAGGTAACTGTACTGTAAATGAAAGACTTACATTTATAGATTGTCAAAAAATATTTATAGAAACTCTTTGTAGAGATGGTGAAGTATTAGTAAGAAAAGTAAAAGACACAAACTCACCTTTTGGATTTAGGATTGCATTTTTGGAAGCAGATCATTTAGACGAAAACAAAAACAGCACAAAACTAGCTAATGGCAATAGTATTAAAATGGGTGTTGAAATGGATAAGAATGGTAAACCAGTAGCTTATCATTTATTTAAAAAACATCCATACGACAATACATATCCAAAACCAGCACAAGAATATATAAGAGTACCAGCAGAAGAAATTATACATGCTTACTTACCACAAAGAGCAGAACAAACTAGAGGTGTTTCTTTTATTGCACCTATTATAGCTAATATGAAAATGCTTAATGGATATTATGAAGCAGAGATTGTAGCAGCTAGAGTTGGTGCATCTAAAATGGGTTTCATTACAACTCCAAATGGTGATGATTATGTTGGTGATGGCGAACCTGAAGATACATTTAATCCTACAATGAATGCACAAGCAGGAGTGTTTGAGCAATTACCAGCAGGTACAAGTTTTGAAACATTTGATCCTAACCATCCAACATCTGCTTTTGAAGCATTTACAACTAGCGTATTAAGAAGTATCGCTAGTGGTTTAAACATTTCATATCATGCTTTATCCAACGATCTTACTTCAGTCAATTACTCTTCAATCCGTCAAGGTGCATTAGAGGATAGGAGTATGTATCAGGTATATCAACAATTTGTTATAGATCATTTTATAAATCCTATATTTAAGTCATGGTTAGAAATGGCAATATCTACAGGTTACATAAATTTACCAATAGGTAAGTTTGATAAATTTGCAAGATCAATAAATTACATTCCAAGAAGTTTTGCTTGGATTGATCCTTTAAAAGAAATGCAATCAAATATATTAGGTTTACAAAATGGTACTGTTACATATTCAGATATAAGTATGGCGTATGGTAGAGATACAGAAGAACTATTTGAACAACATCAAAAAGAAATAGAATTAGCAAAACAATATGGTATTGAATTAGCTTATCAACCATTTGGTACTAAGTTACCAGTTGAAGCAAATATATTAGGTGGAGATGATGGCGACTAATTTTCCAACGCAAGGTGATGATAAAAAAATATCATTAAGAAACTCACAATATCCACAATTTGATTATGATTTTATTGCTGGTGTAAAAGAGAATGATAACGATATATATAAAGCTGGTGGTAACATAAGAGGTAATGAAGCATTTAATCTATGGACAAAAGCAAGAGCAGGTGAAGAAACTGCTGGTGTTATAAAATGGATTAAAGAGAGAGAAGCGTGGGCTGCAAGACATTTTGGTGATGGTTCTCAATTTAAGTCAGGAGATAAACCAGCTAGACCATCTAATATTGCAGGAGTTATAGCACAAATGAAGTGGGGAGTAATAGGTAATTTAGGAGAACAAAGAATGAAGGAAGTTGTATTAGAAGCTATAAAGTATAGAGAAGGTAAAGAATCAGGATCAGCAAGTCAGGCTCAACAGGATAGAAATATGGAAACAAGACAAGAAACAATAGAATATGAAGTAATAATTAAAAAGGGTGAGAATAAATATGGTGAAGGTAATAAGTTTTATTTAGATGGTGAACTATCACCAAGTCTAGTAATGCTACAAGGCAATACATATAAATTTGATATTTCTGATTCTTCTAACAAAACTCATGCTCTAAGATTTTCAACAACTGAAGATGGTACTCATAATGAAGGTAGTGCATATCAAACTGGTGTAACTATAAATGGTAAAGCAGGTGAGGAAGGTGCATCTATAAGTATTGAGATACAAGAAGATACTCCTGATCTATATTATTATTGCGTAAATCATTCAGGTATGGGTGGCAAAATTGATGTAAGACAAGTAGAAGATACTGAAGAGAGAGCAGTATCAGAAGCAGTAGAAAAAGGTTTAAAAGAAAAAGTAGAAAAACATAATGAAGAGGTTGGTAATACAGCTTCAAAAAGAACAACATACAGAACACTTCTTGCAGTCTTTGAAAGAGGTATTGGTGCTTATAAAACCAATCCAGCTTCAGTAAGACCAAATGTAAGCTCACCTGAACAATGGGCATATGCAAGAGTTAATAGCTTTCTATTCGCTTTGCGTAATGGAAGGTTTCAAGGTGGGAAGCACGATACTGATCTGCTTCCTGAATCACATCCTTTATCATCAAAAGAGGAAAAAGCTATGAAAGATAAAGAAGATAGACATATCCTCAATATCAGCGAACAAGACAACAAAGTAGTTGTTGAGTTTGCAAAACAGAATGAGGATAGAGAAATGGTTGAAGAAGAAGATAAGGAAATGGAATCAGCTAGACCTTATCACTATGACGAAGATGAAGATAAAGATAGAAAAGTTGTTAGTATTAAAACTAGCTACAGAACTATTGATTTATCTAGGTCTGAATTTATAGATGAAGAGAAAAGGTTGGTACGAGTTGGCGTATCTTCTGAAGAACCAGTTGAACGCAGTTTTGGAATGGAAGTTCTAGGACATGCACCTGAAGATATAAACATGGAGTTTATGCAATCAGGAAGATCACCTTTATTGTTAGATCATGATATGACTAAGCAAATTGGTGTTGTAGAAGAATTTAAACTAGATCAGACAGCTAAAAGGACAATAGCTGTAGTCAGATTTGGAAAATCTGCTCTTGCTGAAGAAGTTTTTAGAGATGTGGTCGATGGTATAAGAATGAATATATCAGTTGGCTACAGAGTAGATAAGATGGAACGATACAATAAAGATGATGAAACTTATTATCGTGCTAGTTGGACTCCTATGGAGATTAGCTCTGTAAGTGTACCAGCAGATCAAAGCAGACTTGTTGGAGTTGGTCGTTCTAAAGATAAACAAACTTTAAATACACATAAGGTAAAAATAATGGAAAACGAAAAACAAGAAATAAATCTTGATGAAGTTAGAACTCAAAGTGTGGAAGAAGCAAGAAAAGAATTTCAAAAAAATTCAAAAGAAATTATTGATCTTGGCGTAAGACACAATAAAAGAGATTTAGCTAATCAAGCTATTAAAGAAGGTATTTCTGTAGAAGAATTTAGAGGACAACTATTAGAAAATATTTCTAATGATGTTCCTTTAGAAACTCCAACAGAAATTGGTTTAACTGAAAAAGAAACTAAAAGATTTAGTTTGATGAGAGCAATAAATGCTATGGCTAATCCTACAGATAGAAAAGCCCAAGAAGCTGCAAAATTTGAATTTGAATGTTCAGAAGCAGCACAAAGAGCTTATGGGACTACAGCACAAGGCGTAATGCTTCCTGACGAAGTTTTAAGAAACTGGAATCAGAGAGATTTAAATGCTTCAGATGATTCAAATCTTATAGGACAAGATTATAGAGCAGGTGATTTCATAGATGTTCTAAGAAATAACTCTGCTGTAATGCCTATGGCAACTATGCTTAATGGACTAAGTGGCGATGTAAAAATCCCTAAGAAAACTGCTGCTTCAAGTGCTGCATTTATTAGTTCAGAGGGTGGTGCTAGTGGCGAATCTGAATTTACAGTAGGTTCTGTAACTATGTCTCCAAAAACATTAGGAGCTCATACAGATGTTACTAGACAATTAATGATTCAATCATCTATTGATGTTGAAAACTTAATTAGAAATGATTTAGCACAAGCTATGGCTATTGCTATTGATGATGCTGCATTAGAGGGTTCAGGAAGTTCAGGTAATCCAACAGGTAT